AGTACCTGTGGCCGGAGATCAATAAGTGGCTGCGGCGCGTGCGCTGGGACAAAGTGGGCCGGGAACCACTGCGACCGCGGGAGGAGCAATTGGCGCTGAGCCTGAGGCTTGCCACGGGCGAGGCCTTCGCAGTGGCTGCTGCGGACCCAGCACTCATTGAGGGCGCGCATGCTGACTGCTTGATGTACGTGTTTGACGAGAGCAAGAGCGTGCCGGACGCGATCTTTGATGCGGCTGAAGGTGCTTTTGCTGGCGCCGGGCCGGATACAGGCCGGGAGGCCTACGCGCTGGCCATCAGCACGCCGGGCGAACCTGCCGGGCGCTTCTGGGAGATACACGCACGCCGGCCTGGCTTTGAGAGTTGGTGGGTGCGGCACGTGACGGTGGAGGAGGCCATCGCCGCCGGACGAGTGAGCAGGGAGTGGGTGGAGGAGAGGGCGCGGCAGTGGGGCGAAGGGAGCGCCATTTTCCAGAATCGCGTGTTGGGCGAGTTCGCGGCGGACGAGCTCGGCGGGATTATACCGCTTGCCTGGGTGGAGGCGGCAGTGGAGCGCTGGCACGATTGGGCGGAGGCGGGCAAGCCGGGCCGAGTCACGGCTATAGGAGCGGACATTGGCGGCGGTGGTGAGGGCGACCGCACGGTGATTGCTGTGGTCTACGATGGCTGCAAGGTGGATGTGCTACGCAAGCACAACTTCCGCGGTAGCGGCACGGCAACGATGGAAGCGGCAGGCCACATAGCGCGACTATGCGAGGCCACGGGAGCTGTGGCTTACGTGGACGTGGTGGGCATTGGCGCCGGCGTGGTGGCCCGCCTGCGGGAGCAGGGTTATCCCGTGGTGGCGTTTCAGGCGGCGGCGCGCACTGAGCTGCGCGACCGCAGCGGCGAGGTGGGTTTTGTCAACTGGCGGGCGGCAATGTGGTGCCTGGGTCGGGAGCTTTTGGCTCCGGATAGCAAGTATCCGGTGGCGTTACCGCCAGATGATGAGCTCATCGGCGAACTGGTGGCGCCGCGTTCGCGCATGACGAGCGCGGGCAGGCTGCAGGTGGAGGACAAGGAAGCGGTGCGCAAGCGCATCGGGCGCAGCACGGACTGCGCGGATGCGGTCTTGCAGGCGCTCATCGGCCCGGCCCTGCGCTACGAGCAGGAGCGCAGGGAGATGGCGGAGATACGCTGGCCGCGGGAGAGGCGCGCCGGCGAGATGGTGAGGTGAACGGATGGCGACATTGCGGGAACGGCTGGCGAACTTGTTTTTCGGCCGGGAGCTGCGCGCTCTCGACAACGCCCGCGGCGTGCTCCTCGAGATGTACCGGCGCGGGCCGCTGCTCTTTCGGCCAGAGGATGTGCTGGCGCAGCTTAAAGAGCAGCGTTTAGACCCGCAGCTTCTGGCGCACATGATCCGGGAGCTAGAATACATGCGGCTTGACTACGGCCCGCCAGACGAGAGCCACCGCAGGCGTGCCGTCCACGAGTCGCGCTATTTGCTGCGCACAAGCCCGCTTGCCGACTACACGATCAACCTTTGGACGAGCTTTTTAGGCGGACAGGTGCAGTTGCAGGCGGAGGACAAAGAGGCGCAGGAAGTCTGGGATGAGTTCTGGCACGCAGACAGGAACGCGGCCGTGCTCGGCGCGCGCTACCTGCATGAGCTTTCCGATGCAGTTTTGCGCGACGGTGAGGTGTTCTTCGCTATATTCGTGGACGAGGCAGACGGCACGTGTACGGTGCGCGTGCTGGACTCGTTGGCCGTGGTGGACAGGATCGCCGCGCCACAAGATGCGGCGGAGACTGTCTGGTACCGGGTAGAGAGGATGGGCAGGAACGGGAGCGTGGAGACGCTCTACTACCCGGACGCTTTGGCTTGGCTGCCGGACCCGGAGGCGCTTTTTGCTGGCGAAGATTGGCGCGGGCTTGATGAGAACGGCGAGGAGGTGGAGGCGGCGGACCTCTTGCCGCAAGGAGCCAAGCGTGCGGATCAGCTCGGCGAGTGGACGGCGGTTTTTGTCGTGCCGGCGCTGCACAACAGGCGCGAGGGTTGGCGCGGCTGGCCACTGCTCACGTCCGGCCACGGCTGGATTCGCGAACACGACCAATTCCGCATCAATCGCGCCGAGGTGGCGCGCGCGGTGGCTGCCTTTGTGCGCGAGATTGAATATGAGGGCGGCACGCGCGGCATGGATGCTTTGGCGCGGGCACTGGAAAGCACGCTTGGCAGTGCAGCAGGCATAGAGCGCAACCCGGCGGCGCCGGCTGGAAGCACGCTTGTGCACAACCAGGCGGTGAAGGTGCGCCAGCTTGGGCAGGGCACGGGCGCTGGCGATGCGGCGGCGGACGGCGAGGCGCTGGCCTGGTATGCGCTCCTGGCTGGTAAGATCTTCCCGCACTATGCCGGCATGGGCGATGTGAGCAGTTGGGCTACGGCGCGGGCCATGGCGCGGCCACAGCAGCTTGTCTTTGAGCAGTACAGGGCTTTTTGGGCGAGCGTCTGGCGCGATGTGGCGCGCGTCGTGTTTAGCGCTGCTATCCGTTACGGCAAGCGGCCCATCCGCTCACTGGCGGTGGATGTGGACTTTCCGGATCTCCTGCCGGTGGACACCGGCGCCATGGTGGCTGCGCTGAGTCAGGTGTTCAACGGCCTTATCATGCCGCTTGTGCAGGCAAACGCCATGCCTCCGGAGGTGCTGGATGCACTGGCGGCTAAGGTGCTGCAGGCGGCGCTGCAATCGGCAGGCGTGCCAGGCGTAAGCGAAGCGGTGACGCCGGAAGCCTTCCGTAAGTATCGCGAGGAGGCGGAGAAGGCGGCCGCGGCGCAAAGGGCGGCGGTTACGGCGGCAGCTGCGGCGGCACAAGGGCCGATGCCGGAAGCTCCGGGTAGCACGGGCGCGAAAGAGCCAGCGCCGGAGACAAGGGCGGTAGAGGCAGCGGCTTCGGAGCGGGAGCGCTGGGCGCAGCGGCAGCTGAACGCGCTTATCGCGTTAGGCGATGACCCGCGGGACGCTGAGCGCTGGGTGCGCATGCTTCTTGACCTCATGCCGGAGGACGCGGACCCGGCAAGCTGGGTGCCGAGCGAGGAGCAGATGGCGCTTCTTGCTACGGTTACGGCGGCAGATGTGGAGGCGGCGCGCGCGGACTGGTACGAGGCGCGCTGGGTGCCGAGGCGCTACAAGCGCCTGTTGGATGCGCAGGTTCAGGCGCGGGAGTATGACCCAGACCAGCCCAGGGATGAGCTGGGCCGGTGGACAAGTGCGGGCGGCGGCAGTGGGTGGAAGCCAATAGGGCGCATGAAGTTAGTACAGCGTGGCGGTGGCAAGGCCTTGCCGCCGCGCAGCAAGGACACGGTCACGCTGATTAACGCTGTCCTCAGGCGTGCGGGCGTAGAGCCGACCGGTAAGGAGAAGAGCGACTTCTGGCACTTGTCGGTTGTGCCTGAGGATTTGAGCGCTACGTCAAAGGCGGACATTAAGAGCCGCATAGTCGAGCGGTCTGGGTTGTCTGAGGAGGCTGTGCACAATTTCATCATCGGCTGGGCGATGACTTCAAACGAAGACTACCCTGCCAGCTTGGCGTTGCAGGCTGCCGTGGCGCAGGAGTTCGGGCTCGACGATGCAGGCATGACTGATCGCTACTGGCAAGCGCCTTTTGTGGACGAGCAACTACTTGCCGAGGCGCGCGCTTTTGTGCGCGCGGTGTACGAGGAGACGCAAGAGCGGCTGCGCGAGATGGGCGTGGAGAAGGTGCGGCTCTACCGCGGCCTTGGGTTGCCGCAAGATGTAGCCGGGAGCTGGGAGACCGGGCAAGAAGTGCAGCACCCAATGAGGCCGCTTTCCTCCTGGTCGCTATCGCGCGAGATGGCCGAGAAGTTCGCCCGTGCCTCTCGCGTGGGCGTTGGCGTCGTGCTGGCGGTGGACGTGCCGCGTGAACGCATCTTCTCCACTTGTCTTACTGGTCTTGGGTGCTTGTCGGAAGCGGAAGTGTTGGTGTTGGGCCAGCCAGCAGGGCGCGTTGAAGAAGATGTTTTTGTCGTAGCCTCGGCCGTGCCTACCCAAGTGCGTGAATACGACCCTGACCAGCCAGAGGGTAGGATGCGGCAGGTGATGGGTGAGGACCGCGCGGACGGGAGAGAGCAGCTTCTGCTCGAAGCAGGCCCGTTGCCGGGCTATGCGTATGACCCGAAAAGCGCCCGCTACCGGAACCTGGAAACTGGCCGCTACGTAGCGCGACGCGAGGTGCTCAACCTTCTAGCTGCCAGCACGCGCGCTTACGAGCGCGAGCTGCGCGCCGGCGTGGCGGCTTTCCTCCGCGGCCAGATAGACCAGAGCACTTTTCTAGCGCGCAGCATGGACTTGCTCAAGCGCCAGTACGTGCAGAACGCTGCGCTTGGTGCTGGCGGTTGGGACCGCCTGGGTGCAGCTGAGTACGGGCGGTTAGGCGGGCGGCTGCGCAGTGAGTACGGCTATCTGCGCAACTTCGCGCAGGAGATAGCGAACGGCGAGGTGACACTGGAGCAGGCGATAAACCGCATAAACCTGTATATCGGCCACGCGCGCGCTGAGTTTTTCGTGCAGGAGCGGGACAAGCTGCCGGATGCCGAAGCCGGCGCGGTATGGGTGGAGCGGCGCATCTTGGCTGACGCCAAGCACTGCGAGCAGTGCGTGGAGTATGCCAACCGCGGCTGGCAGTATGAGGGCGTCTTACCGCTGCCGACCGAGGACTGCGACTGTGACGGCAACTGTCGTTGCGAGCTGGAGCGCAAGCAAGTACCCGAGGCTGAGGCGGCCGAGCTTGTGGGCAGCAAGGCGCAGGAGTACGACCCGGACCAGCCGCGG